ATAGCGGCACTGCTCGACGGCACCGATCTCGCCTTCGAACGGAGATGTGTGGGGCCCGTAGCTAGCGACCGGGATGAAACCAGTCATATTACGGATGTCGCTTTCGAGATCGGGATGACAGAGCGCGAAATACGCCGCTTCGACCGATCGCGTATTAAAGTCGGGGTTCGACGCCACGACCTGGGATATCTTGCGAGCATTCTGTCGGTTGAGCCCGGTCGTCACCCGGCGCTGATCGGTAAGCCCGGCGACCCCGGCGACGTTCGCCCGTCCGGCAACCTGATTCTGATACCAGACGTTGGTGCCGGCCTTGAGCACGTTGAACCGCAGGGTCTCGACAGTAACTGCGGCCTGCTCGCCCAGGATGTCGGTGGATTGCTGGAGCACCGGGTCGGTGTGGGTGTCCTCGATCACATCGGTGATCGTGATGTAATCGCCGTATTGATAAAGCTGAACCGTGTAATCCTGGTTGGCCAGCATCGAACCGGAGGGCGTCACTCCTTCAACCAGGGGCGTCAGCGCCAGCGGGATGTAGAACGGTTGCCCGACACCGTTGGTGCCTCCGGCATCTGGGCCGGCCGCGCCTGTCGCTCCCTGCAGAAAGTAACGCCGGAACTTGGCGGTCTGCGTCGAGTTCGTCGGCAAGGGATATGTTTGTCCAAACTTTTCAATGTGCAGATAAGGCATCGCCCGCTTTAACATTCGCACGACGCTGTAGGCCGCTACTGCCGGGCTGATATCGCCGTATGAGGTCACCGCAACCATTGTACTCTCCTAGGTTGTACGGGCGAACTCGCCGTGCAGCTCTCTAGCCATGGTCATGACGCCCGAGCGAACTCGGCAAAAGCACTGTCGAAGTCAGTAGGAGGTGCGACGACGTTGGTACGCTTGGTAGAGACTGGAGCAAGACGTGCCGCCGCAGCAGCAAGCGCAGGATTGACAGGTGCGGGCGCTGAGCTAGGTGCCGGTGCAGCCGCAGCAGGTGCCGCCGGTGCCGGCTGACCCCCTTGTGCTGACATGGTGGACTGCATGTCCTGCTTATACCGATTGATCAAGTCGACGACCTCGGCGGCCGTGCCTGACTTGATAACATGCTCATAAGCTCCACGCAAATATGCTGGTTGTTTTCCGGCCCAAGCAGACAGCTGCCCGGAAACAGTGTCGTAGTCGGATACTTGGTCCTGCAGCTCGGACAGCTGCGACCGGTCCGCCAAAGTGTCGATCGTGTGCAGGTAGGGAGCCAAGGAGCCCGCGAGATCGGCATACATCCGCCGCACGGTCTGCGTCACCAGACCCCGGATCATCGTCTCAGTAGCGCGGGCGACATCAGGCCAGTCGTTGAAGAACGTCTGCAGCTGAGTCGCTTCCTCGGGGCTGAAAAGTGGAGGTTCCTGATAAACTTGCGGCGGCGGTGCCGGCTCCGTCCGCAGCTGCGGCGCTGGTGCAGCTGGTTCCGGCGGAGGTGCCAAAGGTTCGACGGGCGGAGCCGGCACCGCAGCCTCAGCCGGCTCGAGCTCGACCGCCAGCGGCTTGGGCACGGATGATTTCTTGGGTGGCGCGACCGCAGCAGAAGCTGGTGCCGGGCTTGCCGAATCTATCTCGGCAACCGCAGCAGCCGCGGCTTCGGCGAACGCTAAATCAAACTGGTCGGGTTGCTCGGCTTCATCGGGTGCCGGCGTAGCTGGCACTGGCTGCGGCACAGCCAACGCCGGAGCTGGGGGAGCGGCGACAGGTGCTGGTGCCGGTGCGGCGGCTTCAGATGCCGCAACAGCTGCGGCGCGCGGAGCACGTGCCATGGATCATTCTCCTACTCAATCGTCACACGTTCACCCGATAGATCACTCAAAAGCTTCAGGAGCGTGCGAGCTTCGCCTTGTAACAACGCTACATCATTAAGGGCCGCCTTGACCAGCTGGCTGTGGCATCGGTCCAGGCGGACCTGGAGGAGGTGGCGCACCGCCAGGACCCCCGGCTCCGAGCGTGCCTGATGCAAGTGCTTGAGTAAGGCCGCCTCCTCCTGGCGGGCCTGAGAGGGCTGGTTGCGCTGGTTGTGGGGCACCCCCGGCAGCACCAGCTGATCCACTAAGCTCATCCTGCATGCCTTTCTCTAAGATACCCAGCGCCGTCTCGACGAGCTGCGCATCAGCATTCGCTGTGTTCTTTTGACCCTGTGCGATGTTCTTGAACGCATCGGACAGCAGCTTGCGCAGATTAGCTTCCATGAGCTTTTGCTGCTGCGCTTGGCTCTCCTGCTGGTCCTGCGCCGCGGCCGCCTGTCGCCGGCCCGCCTCGTCCTCGGTCACCAGGATGTCGTCCATGTCGCGGGCCTTGACCTGAGCCTCAGTTAGCTTGCGCTCATCGACGTGGATCATCTGCTCGGGTTTGAGCGTGTTCACCAAGCTATCCGCCTGCATGCCCCGCAGCTCCTTGGCCATGAGGCTGGTGGCTCCGCGCGCGACGACGTCATAGTCACCGTCAGGCGCTTGGTCCGGATTGAACACCCGATTGAAGAGCACCATCGAGTTGATGACGGACTTGGTGAACGTATCGAATGATCTGATGACATCTTTGAACGGCAGCGCCGCTTCACCGCGCAGCATGCTTGCGCCAGCCGCCGTGCGCATCGGCTCGGATGGCGCACGGTCCATGTCACCACCGGTGGCCGGATTGACGAACGTCTCGCTGTCCGCAAAGCGCAGGCCAAGCTCGACGATCTTCAACAAGCTGTCCAGATGCGCATCAACGCTCACGTTGCGCACTGCCGGCCACTGAGCTTCGGGCCCGGAGCCTTCGCGATACCAGACTTTATAAGCCGAGATAGCGGAGAGGTCCTGATCAAGGCGCAAGAGGTCAGTATTGAGTTCGAGGTTAGGTCCGCACACGACGCTCGCGTTATCGAGCAGCATGCGTGTCGCGGCAGAGACCATCATCTGAGAGTCACGGACTGCTTGCGGCAATCCAAAACCGACCGGGCTCGTATCGTCCTCGTCGAAGAGGAACGTGTGGATCATCGGAGGAATAGGAACAGACGGCATTTCCTTGGTAAGGTCCTCCCAAGGATTGAGCCGCGCACCGATGACATTGGCTTCAAGCATCCATATTTCGGCGTCGATGTAATCAGAGAGTTTGTCAGCAGGAACTTCCACGCCGACTTCTTGAAGGAGCATTCCATCGACGGGGCCATGCCAAACCATGATCTCATATTTCATCGTCTCCGATTTCATCTCGTTGACATTAACCTTCACGCCCATCGCCCGCAGTTCCATCTCGAACTGTTGCGCGCGGTAGTTCCCCAACGGGAAGCGTGCGAGGTAAGAATCAATAACGTCGGCGAAGAAATCAGGACGTGACCCCAGCTCCTTAACCTGCGTGCGAGACATGACGTGGCGAATAAAATAACCGTCCATACCCTGCAGGGTTTTTGCGCTGAGATCGGGGTAGAAATCCCAGACCGGGAGAAACTCGAAATAGGGTTTGAACGTCACCTGCTTGATCGGCTTGACGATCGGCGCAGGCGCTGGTGGTGGCCCGCCACTACCGTTCACCGGGGGCGGACCACCACCCCCATTCATCGGCATAGGCGCGCCCATGCCAGGAGTGTTGCCGCCTCCGTTCATCGGTGGCGGAGGTGATGTTCCGCCATTGCCCGGCTCAGCTTGCGGGGGTGACAGAGGTTGAGCGCCACCGGGTGGGAGTTGCAAAAGCTGCGGCGCTTTCTGCACCTTCCACGTCACGGTCTCTGACCGGCGCACGAACGGTCCTCGAAGCACGCCGAGACCATAGATGATGCCACTGCGGAGCACTGCGCGATTGAGCGCGACATAATCCAGAGCTTGATGCCCACCCAGCTCCTGAAGCTGATCGTCGATCAGAGTGCTGAGCTTATCGGCGCGCAGGTCCGCGTATCGATCGAGCGCTTCCATGACGTAGTTGTTGAAAGCGAAGGCATCGTTGGGATCGGGTGGCGACACCCCAGCTAGATCGTCCTTCTCCTTCGCCAGCTTGATCGCGTCGCTCACCTCGACCGCAGTGATGTCGGGCCAGGGCGCGGCATGGATTTCCCAGTTGCGCTCGTTGCCCTGGAACATGAGATTCATAATCCGCGCCAAAACCGAGATGCACTTGGTGCGCGTGATCTTGGGGTAAGCCTTGGAACGGTTGGGGCTGAAGCTCTGCTCGACCTCAGGATCGTAGAGCCCGAGATATTGTCGCTGGTTGGCGAGCCAGCGCAGCTCGGTGATGCGCCGGTCACTCACGTATTGCATAAACATCTGGTTGAAGCGCTGACCGAGCGTGCGTAGCGCCTCGGAGGAAATCTTCTTAACCGGTGGGTCACTTCCCGGAGCAACCGACTTACCAGGAATAGGCGTAGGAATATCCAGCGTCGGCGGCTTGAGTGCCGGATCGGGAAACCCTTTAGCTGTATTGAGTGGAGGCTCACTCGTTGGCGGCGCATTAGCCATTAGCTACTCAGTACGATTTCAGCTTCCAAGCCCTTTGCAACATCCTACACCACAAGACATGGGGGCACCTTCTTTAACGAACGTGATAGGAATTGCGCTCCGGCTGCCGTTGCCATGGTGCCTGACGCCGAGCGCTAAGACTACCCTGTGGGAGACGGTAGCGCGCCTCGCGCTGGCGGTCACGATGGAAGAACCGACAAAGGTAACCGAAGGCATCTCCCGGATGGCTGTAGGCATTCTTCTCGGGATCATGCCCCTTAAGCGTTTCCCGCTTAAGGTCAGCAGCGTAGCGCCAACCGCCTTTGAGCGCGCGGATAAGAACCTGACACGATGGATCGATCTGAAGAGCCGCGCGGCCCTCGACCAGTGTGCTGGTGTAATAATCGATCGCGTCCAGACGGAGGGGCAGGCGGTTGTTCGATTCGACGTCGACGTCGTAGTGCTGCTTGAAGATTTTGACCACCGTCCGCTCGTCGGTCTGGGTGCGTGACGCGGCCGCCGGGTCGGCCGCCACGATGACACGTGTCACTTGGGGGAACCGATTACGCAGGACCGGCTGCAGCCGCTCCTTGACTAATCTCTCCGCCCCCATACCCTCCTGCACCAACTCGGCAAAGACCTTCACCCGCCCGTCGTAGTCCTGCTGCCCGAGAACCATGGCGCTGCCAGTGATGCCGGGGTCAAGACCGACCACGAGGGGAAAATAAGGATTGGGTTGGAGAGTGTTCGGGAGAGCCACGTGGAGATCGGCACGGAATCCGGGGACGACC